TCACACAACCAAATTGACCAAACCAATTCTTATCCTGTTTCACTAAAGATTGCCATGTAGATATTACTATAGGTGCTTTGGTATTCTTATCAACTCCACCCTGTATTTTATAGATATCATTTTCATCACAACCGTAATCAACAAAGTCACCAGCCATCTGATGTACCAAAGAAATGGTAGGAACAATAATTAATGTTCTTAATCCAAAGGTTTGATAGTAATGTTGTTGTATTAGGTAAATAATTAAAGACTTACCAGATGATGTCGGTGATAGAGATAAAGATCTGCGGTTACGCAAAGCGTTAGTGATATATTCGATCTGATAGTCTCTTGGTTTAAATTTACAGTTAATCGTTTCAGCCAATTCCTCAACGTATCCATCCTCTATGATTTCTGGTTCTCCGATCTCGGCCGGTGCTTCTAATATATAATCTCTATCTTTACAAAACTTTTTAAGGTGTGGAAGTAGACCAACATATAATACAGGACGCATTGGTTGAAAGAGTCTAATCGTTCCATCCCATACTCTTGCTTTGTACTTAGGACTGAATTGATAACCTTCTGGTTTAAATGCAAAGAACTCTGATAGTTCCATCTTTAAACCTGAGTCGGCTTTAATTCGCATATAGACTGCGTTAATATATTCTACTTCGATTTTTTCACTCATAATTTAATTGCCAATAACAAAAGTATTGCGATTAATAATACATTAGTGAAAAAGATACCTATTGCTAATATAGTATGATACCAAATCCATCTTGTCTTATATGCGTTTTCAATTGTTAGTTCTTGGGGGTCAACATCGTCTTTCATCATGTCTATGACAAGAGTTTCCTGTTGCTGAACTTCAGGCTTTCTCCAAAACTTTGTTAACCAATCCATTAATAATCTCCGGACTGAAACTTCAATATATCAATCATATTCTTAACGACGAAGTTTCTACTGTGTATTGTTTTAATTATATCTTCAAGGTAGTTTGCGTTTGCTGTATGGAAATCAATCGTAAGACTTAACTTAATAACATCTTTATCTGATTGAATATGTTTATCCAAATCGTTTCTTATTACCTTTCTTTGAAATGGCTTCCATCCTTTTTCTCTAAGATCTTCTTCAGCCATTGAACCGTCGTACCAATTACGCTTGTCCATTTCCAATTCTTTATATTCTGCCTTTAACTTTTTAACACGCAAGACTTCTCTATAATATAAGTTATAGTACTTACTGTGTAACTCTGGGATTCGTTTACTTTCACCAACCAGATTAGTTTCATCTATCGGCGAGTCTTTAGCCCAGATGGCTGCTATGTCATTTGTGTCCATAATTTACAATCTCAAAACTTTTAATTCATATCTATTATAACAAACTTTGGGTCAGATGTCAATAGCCAATATAGTATTTTGTTCTCCTATACCACGATGCTGTATTCTATAACCTAACTCGACGTACATATCAATTGTTTCATTTACCATTTCTTCTGGTGTTAAAATGTTAGTTTCAAACTCAATCGTCTGAGGCCAATTTTCTTTTGGTCTATTTTTAAGAACAGGAACGAATGATTGTAGAATATAAGAATCACCGCCTTCAGTATCTAACTTTAATGTTTTGAGTTGTTCGACATTATTCTGCTCAAGGATATCACCAAGCGGAACCATATCGATGTCTATTGTTTCAACATACTCTTGGAGGTTTCTTATTTTGTGTTGATAGTGATAATCACCAATTGAATTACAACCACGGATCCAGTGTGGAAGACCGTGTCTGATGATTGTTTCATGGGGTACATAATATACTTTATCTCGGCCTGCTATTCCATCAAAAGAAACGGCGCAGTTTAACTTCTTAACGTTCTCTTTATTTGGAAGGCGATCTAAATAGTATTGTATTGGTTCAATAGATAAACCAACAGTTTCGTCTCGTGCATTTTGGATATGTGTTTCAAAGTCTGAAGTTCCTACTTCAATAAAATCGTAATTCATAATATAGTTTTTCCTTTATAATTGTTCCATTGTAAAAATATTATATCTCATTGTGACCGAACAAGTAGCGTATGAAACGTCCTGAACATTTACATCAAGTTCAACTGATCCCAACCCAGTTGGAAAACAATCTCTAAATATAAATCTTGTGTTTGGGTTCTTATGAGAATTTGTGATAGTTGCGATAATATCAGATTTAAATCCATATTCTGATAATGCTAATTTTTGGGTTTGTGTTGGCGTTTGAGAGCCACTAAGACCTTCCATCCAATCAAATATTTCTTTATAGTTATTCATGTTCTCATCAACGATAAACGTCATCTCTAAATCGCTGTATATTAATTTGTCGTTGATGTCGTATAATGTTGAAAGCGGAGTGTCACGTGCAGGTGCCGTTGCGGATAAACTCGGGATCGACATTTTCTGAACAAAGAACTCTATATTCGGTATGCGCTGAATACTAATCGTAAAGTTTGTTGGTGATAAGTAGTTGTTAATAATTTCTGCCATCTCAATTCCTATAAATAACTGTATTGGTATATACTATTTATTTATCTGTTTGGAATTAGTTATGGAATTAAGCAATCACTTCGACTACGCTGGTATGACGCCAGAAGAAATCGGCTCAATGTGGCATCAGATCTACAAGCAATATGATTACGATTGGTGGTATGAAATACAACCGTCCGACGTAGTATTAGATATTGGTACTGGAAATGGAATGTTTGCCAAGAAAGCATTAGATGCTGGTGCAAGTAAACTTTATATGGTTGAACCTAATCGTAGAATCCTACGTGCCGCAATACATAATTGCGCAGATCATATGATTGACATCCCTCCTTATAATCGAGTTTATCCTATATGTGCGACTATAGGAAAGGATATTGATTCTTCGGGCATGTATCAAAGTACATTATATCGAGCGGAACCTGAACCTCAAGTTTTAAATTTACAAGAGCTTATAAAAGGATTTGAGATTCCTATTGTAGATTACTTACGAATAGATGCTATGGGTGCTGAGTGTAATATATTGAATAAAGATCTTTTATGGCTTTTCACGAGTCATGTAAAATTTACAGCAGTGAGAGTTACTTTAGGCAATAGATATAATTCACATAAAGTATTTGAAAGGTGGAGAGATACGTTCTTGGTTGAAGTAAAAGATAAGTTACTTTTTAAAGACTCGGCAATAGGTGAGAATCTTTGGAAGGCTGATTGGAAAGAATTAGTTCCTTATACGTTTATGCTGTATATTAAGAATTGGTAATAAACAACATAAAGGAACTCCACTTACTAAAGTCTCCTGCGTTTAGAAACTCGTCGTCGTAAGCTTTGGCTCTATCTTCATGTTCAAGGAATCGTACTTGATCCACATTAAACTTTCTTAATAGACCATCTCTAAATTTTTGCCATTGTTTTACGCAACCTGAATAGGCGTTCATATGAAACTCTACGGCAATATGATTTACATTGTTTAATAGATAAGGCATGTTCATTTCAGTAAAGATACCGTATTCACCACCTTCACAATCAATCTTTAAATAATCTATCTTTGGGATATCGTAATCAACTACAAGATCCAAGAATGACATCTTTCTATAACCTTTATGTTCTGAATAGACATTCGCAAAATGATTTGCTGTTGAACCAATCCCAGCCTCAATAGGTAAGACAGGAACCTTTCCGTGGTCAATAAAATAATCCGATATGTTTCTTATGAGCGTTTTGAGATGAGGTCTTGAAGGCTCAACGGCAATGATACGATTAGCGCCACGATCCAAAGCGTGACAAACAAAGAAGCCAACACAAGCACCAATATCGACAACAGTATCACCAGGCTCAACGTCACGCCACCATTGATAATCTTTTCTATAAAAGAATTCATGATATAAAGTTTGAACATCCGTTAGCGGAAGTCCCTCCGTTAATAAGTTTAAGTTTAAATTTTTCTGTTCCATAATCTACCAGTTGTGAACTACATTGCTCATAATAAAAAAGCACGTTAAGAAATTTATCCCGACAATAATAGTTCTTACGATTGTAATATACTTGTCGTATGGTTCTGTTTTATCGTCGGAATAACCGCCGAGGCTGTATTGCCAAATTTTCCAAAGCTTGTTCATTTATTTATTCTTCAGCTTGAGTATAATCTTCAAGCATATTNCGAGCATACTTTGCCATTTCTTCTAATTTGTCTACAAGCAGCCCAGCATCCATTGTATCCATTTCTCGAATCTTATCATTAACTGTATAAGACTCAAAATGATTCTCTATCATGGTTTCCCAATCAAACGTATGTTCAACTAAAGGATCACATGATCCTTCACCCATATAGACAACAATAGATACTCCGTGCTCATCTATATAAGTGCTTGTGTCAAGTTCTACTTTAACTATTTTATTTTCCATTATACATTCTCCAAGTCAGTATTAAATTGTTCGGCAGGATTGGTTGATTGCCAAAAGCTTAATGTTGTTTTAGATTCTTCAATCTGTTTCTTTAACTTTACAATTTCTTCATTTGTTGCATTTAAGAAACTTAATGCGAGCAATCTGTTTGTGTCACCTCCTAGCGCAGATGTCTCTTGCATTATTTGATTGACGACCTGTTCTTTAGTATTATTTTTATATACTATACGATCATCAATATTTGCTTGAATGAATTCCATTTTGACATTAAGCCATCGGACCTCTTCATTAAACTCTTCTATACGAGCGTCAATTCTCTGCTGCAATATACCAAGGCGGTAATCACAAAAGTCCTTTACAAGGTCTCGAGCATCTGTGTATTCGCGAAGTTTACCATCAAAATCAATAACTGTTAGGTTTTGAGCAAATGGCTTACTGAGTTTAAACTTGGTAATAAGTTTGGTATCTGTCCATTTAACCGAAGACAATTTGAGCTTTACTTCAAATCGGAAACCTTCCTTATTACATTTATCTTCGTAGGATACAATATCTCCATCTTCCTCGAGCTTATCGAGTACCTTTACATATCCTTCTCGGTCAAATCCGTATGGTACCTCTGTGATGGAGACGCCTGTTTTACCAGAACGTTTGAAGATACCATACGAAACATATTTGGTTGGGTCCTCTTTGGATTGCTCAACCGTTCCCTTAAACTCAGGAAACATAACTTTAGGCTTTATAACAATTTTACCTTTATCTAAATATTGTAAACAAGCTCTCTTTAAATCTTTTGGATTGTGCGGTAGGATGTTAGTCGCAAATCCTGTCGCAATACCTTTTGTTCCATTGACCAACACTAAAGGTAGAATCGGCAAATAGAATGAAGGAGGTTGATGCTCAGGATCTTCGTGAATAGGACTCAAATCAATATCTTTAATGTACTTATTGAAATTATCNTGTACTCTTGAATAGACATAACGAGCAGCACCAGCTTCTTGAACCAATCGAGTACCAAATGATCCACGACCTTCAATTAAGCAGATGTTGTTATTCCATTCAGCAGCCATTAGTTGTCCTGCACCAGCAGCTGATGATTCACCGTGGTTATAACCATAATCAGAAATGATACCTGACACTGCAGATACCTTTTTGAAATCCTTCTTACTATTTAATAATGAAGAATAAAGGTAGAACCTTTGAACAGGTTTAAGGCCATCAATCATATTAGGAATAGCACGGCTCTCAACGGTATACATTGCGAATGATTTCCATTCGTTAGCGGCAACCTTTGAGATTGGATAGTTATTACCCTTCAGCTCTTCTGTAAACATTTCTAAATTCATGCGAACATATACTCCTTTCTTAAACTTGAATCTTTACCAAACATCATTTGAAATACCGAAGCATCGTCAACAGTAACTGTATCATACTCAGGTTTATTAATAATGATATGGTATTCGTCTTCGGTTAAAGAACCTAGACCTTTAATATATCTATGATGATATCCACCGTTCTTTTTGAACGCTTGAGCATCTTCATAAGTATAGAACCACTTGACATCTTTTGCTTTGGTAGAGATCATAATAGGTGTTCTTGTAATCTGAACACGATTCTCCAATAACAGACGAGGCCAAAATTTGTAAAAGAACGCAATCAGCAATGGTGATATATGTCCTATACCGTCATGGTCAGCATCAGTTAATGTGGCAATATATTTGTATGTCATGTTGTCCACACTGTCTGGATCGTTAATATCGAGACCCAGAACCGCTACCAATTCCGATAGTTCTTTGTTCTTTAATACTTCTGCAGGTTTCATATCCCAGGTATTCATAATCACACCACGAAGTGGAAACGCTCCAATCGTATCAGGATCACGAACCTTTAATAAGAATCCCATCGCAGAATCACCTTCCACAATTTTCAGAGTTGCATTGTCTTTGTTAGCAGAGATATGTTTCGCAACTTTTACCTTACGTAACTTTTTCTGAGCCAAAGTAGCAGCTCTTCTATCGGCCGCTAGCTTCTTCGCAAGTTGAGCTTCAATGATTGGGTCAATTATATCAGGAGTATTTAGTATCTTCTGCGCGAGCCACTCAGCATCACGTACCTGACAGATATCTAGGTGTTCCTTAATATTACCAATCGGATTAGTTAGACGTTCTTTTGTTTGAGAATCGAATTTAGGATTCACAAAGTTTCGAGCAAACATAACAAATGTAATACCACTCTTGATCGTAGTCTTAAGAACTTCAACCTTGTGACGTCTTTTAATTTTGACAGTTAACGAATCAATAATAGTATTCATAAAGTGGTCAACGTAAGTACCACCCTGTCTTGTATTCACTCCGTTAACATAACTGTTAGTTCTGAACCCATCTTCCGAAGGTGCAATAAAGTAGGAAAGATTATTTGTCTTCTCCATGATTACTGTATCAGAAAACATTTCAGTATACTTCTTGAAGTTGTTAACCATGATTTTCTTTTTATTAAAGGAAAACTGAATCTCAGGAAATGCCATCTGCAAACTGATAAGACGATCTTCAATTAATATGATAGTGTCAAGTTGCTCCAATGAATCAACCTCAAACAAATCAAAGTCAGGAACAAATGATACCTCAGTACCGCTTCCTGCTTTACTGCCTGTCTTGACTTTCATGGTATCAGCACCGTCTTTACAGTCAAGTTGAATTGACTTTTTATTAGACCATGTTTTACCTGTGAATGTTTTGGATAGGAAATTGGTTGCAGCTGAACCGACACCGTTAGTACCGATCGTAACTCTTTCGTCATCAAAAGAAGTACCTGCATTGACTTTCGTCCAAGCAGCAACAGGTCTTAAGATTTCAGCTTGCATTGCTTCGTCAAAGACCTTGTCTTGAGGAATACCTCGACCGTTGTCGGTTACCGTTACTTCGTTGTTATTAATAGATACATTAATCTTGTTAGCAAACTTAAAGTTTGTTCGGATAGCTTCGTCGATAGAGTTATCGAGAATCTCGTCTACCATTTTTGATAGTGCAGGTACATATGTGGCTTTCTTCCATTCTCCGAGAACGAATCTTTCGATCTCCTCCTTAGAAGCCGAACCCATGTACATACCAATCCTTTCTCGAACATGCTGTCGAGCAGTAAGGATTCTGAACTGTTCAGTATTTTTAGTCAATTGTAATCTCCATCATCAACCACCATTATAACATAGTTCGGTGTCAATGTCAATAGTTAATTCAAATAAATGATCTGTCGTCAAGGTTGCATCTTTCCGAATCATGCCTTACTTCCTTCTCAAACAATTCATTATGATACCATTATATAATAGTTCTTTGTGAATGTCAACCATTATTTTCGTGGTGCCTGAACTATCTATATATTGTATAAGGAGTCGTTTCCTGAAAAAAATTTCAGAAAACCATTGACATTGGTAGTCGAACCAGTTATAATAGATTTATCAAATCGAAACCACAAATAGAAAAAGGAGTACATTATGGGATTAACGAATGAACAAATAACACTGCTTGCGCAGCAATCCACCGTAGGTGGCAAACAAAGGTATACTGAATCGCAAATCAGGGATATGGTTGGAGCACCATCAATTGAAGAGGATCAAATCTGCGGTTGCGGAGACGATGTCAATATCTGTCCTGATGCCTACGAACACATGACTCACGGAGTCTAATATTCAGTTTGGTTATAACCATATAACTAAATGATCTAAACAAACCATTGACATTTGTTATGAAACCGTTTATAATATCTATATTAAATAATTGAAAAGGAATAGGAACATGGTTGAAGTATTGGTTAGAATTACAGTCGCAATCGCATCCTTTATTATTATAGCTGCAATTGCAGTGACAGTTTCAACATTTATCGTAACTTTATGAAAATAAATGAAAATAACTATTGACATCGTAAAGAAACTATGGTATAATGGTTGTATAAATTAAATCAATGGGAGTTGTTATGAATTTAGAAAACTACGAAATCAAACCAAGGTCGTCCTTCGTATCGACCAGTCTTCAAGGCTATATCAAAGCCTCTTATGCAGATCTTGTTAAGGTCTTTGGCCATCCACAATGTACAGAAACTTCCGGTGACGGTAAAGTCGACATTGAGTGGGAGCTGAAGGTCGAAGATTCTGACCACAATGCAATCCGTCCTTTTACCATTTATAATTGGAAAGACTATGACGGCGGTTACGAAGCAATGTCTAACAAAGATTACCAATGGCATATTGGTGGTACATCAGGTATCATCTCTGCATATGTTCAAGAATACTTTAATAAGGCGGTAGTGTAATGAAAAAATTAACTTCTTACGATAAGGTCATGCGTGAATTGACCAAAATGAAAAAGGCTTACGATAAGAAAGAAGCCAATAAAGAAATGCGTGAAGTGGCAAAGAATGAACGTGCTGCTGCTAAGTTAGCAAAGATGAAAGACTTCGCGTTGTATTCTGATGATAAGTTTGATTCTGTCTCTGAACTTAATTTGACTGAATCATATAGTGAAGGTGGTTTTAATCCTGAATGGAACTAATCACTGTCACATTAGCCATCTTAACGGTGGCCATTGTTTTCTTCTCAGGCATTAAGATTTTATTATGGCTTGCAGAGACAGTATGGGATAACGCATTTTTGATGTTATCACTAATAATTCTCTTTATTATTTTTGGGTTATAAAATATGAAAGTT